AGGACCTGCGGTCATAAGAGCTCTCATACTAGGCATAACTTCTAAGTTACATACTGCTTCCTCAAGTATCTTCCTAGTCTTAGGTACTAACTCTTGGTTTGTATTCTCTTTAAGATGCCCCTCCATAAAATCAAAGTAACGGGCAACGGTTTCTTTCCAAGTCTCTCTGCGTTTCTTCTCAGGTAGCCATCGTGCGTACCTGCTAAGTGCAATAAAGTTTTGGTAATCATTTGGTAATTGGTTCATTCATCCTCCAGTGGGTCGATTTCGATGTTCACCATTTTCTTTCCATCGTCATCTAAGTAAGTATTATATTTAAGTCTTCCTTGTCTGTGCATAAGTATCGCATCAGTTATTCCTCTGTCATAACATTTAGTACCGTGTCTCCACAATAAGAACCCTCCTATTGTAAGCAACGCTACCATCAGTAAGACAAAGTTCTCAGTCGGTATCATCAGCATCGTCAAACTCCTCTCGTTTATCTAATAGTTTATCTTCGAACTCGTGTAAGATATCTTCCGTTGTTATGTCCAATACCTCACACAGAGTACAAGGGTCTATGGCTTCCTGAACTATGCGTTCCTTTAATTCATTTAATGTTAGTGCCATACTGCCCTCCCTCGTGTTCTATAAGTTTATCTAAGAACCACCGAGCTTTCTTTAAATCTTCTATCCCATTTTTAAATCGCCATCGGCAGATATACTTTGTGATAGATGCGGTTAGGTAATCCATATCTTGGTCTAAGATAAAATCTATGACCTCAATATTACCCTGCTTATAATGATTTGGATTTATGTTATCTTCGTCCACTTCTTAAGCTCCTTAATTTCTTTAGTTGAAAATATTTTAATATCATACTTATCACACCACTGTCGATAAGTAATCTTATTACCCTTGGCTACCTTAGAGTCTGGTCGTGGCATTAAGAAGATTAAATCCTTGCCTTCAAATCTCATCTGCTCAGCAATTGATTTGTACTTCTGTCTGTCACCACTACGGAAGAACCCTTTAACCTCTATGTGATACTTACCCTTAACAAAGTCAGGGGTGTAGTTCTTTCGTATCGTATAGGCTATCCTACAGGGCTCATACTTCCACTCTCTGCCTAGTGCTTCCGCACATTCTTTCTCTAGCTTACTCCGAAACTTTGTTGCCATCTTTATCTACCTCTATAACTTGTGGTAAGTTCTCAACTTTAACTAAGTATCTCGGTCCGTTAGAGTACAGGAATGTTCTAAGCTCATCGCCCCAACACTCGTGCTTGTATGAACAGTAGCTACAACCTACAGGTAACTTCATATTACCAGACTTACCATCAGGTATAGGTTCGTAGCATCTCTTAGGTGGCTTAGATAACTTGACTATATTCTTGATAGATTTAATTCTGTCTACTATCGAGAAGAAGTTTAGCTTAGTCCAGTACCACTGAGATTCATCAGCCATATCATACTTGAGGTATGTTAGATGTCCGTTGGTCTTATCCATAACTAACCAACCAACATCCTTTGTATTCTCTGCGTGAGCATAGCCTTTGATTTGGTCTATGTATCCAAAGGGGTCATCATTAATGAGTGAACCATCCTTGAATTTCTTAAACCCATAAGGTGAAGCTGACTTAACATCTGTTAGTACACCGTCAATCTTACAGTCCATAGAACCTTTGATACCGTTTACTTCTACCTGCTTCTGTTCGTGTGTCACATCGTGACCAGAGAGTTTAGTAAGTGCTAGTATCATTTCTTCAATCAAGTGACCATAGAGGAACTTGATTCTAGTGTGAGGCATAAGCTCCTCACCTTTGTATCCATTATAAGAATACCACAGTTGTCTATCCTTCTTACCGATGTTAGACATTCTAAGTTTACGCTTATCAAACTTACTCTCTGTGATATTGTTTCGTAATATCTGCTTCACATTCTCACCGAAGTCATTTATTACTTGTTCGACAGGTACACCATCTGCTATTTCTTTGGTGTCTATCATACGATATATATCGTCTACTAGTGTGTCTGTTGCCAAGTTTTACCTACCTTGTATTCACCGTCCAGTGGACAGTTTAGTTTAAAAGATTTACCTGCTTTGATGATAGCTCCTACCGCTAGACCACCGAAGAAATCAGCTTGGTCATCTCTGACCTCACACTGAAACTCATCGTGCACATTGAGTACAAACTTGTAGTCTATGTTGTACTGCTTAGCATATGTATCTAGTAACACCAACGCTTTCTTCATTATAACCGCACCTGCACTCTGTAGTAGAGTATTTAATGCTGAATGTTCTGAGCGTATGTGTAGCTTCCTACCATCTAGTCCTGTTACCCACCCCTTCTTACTGGAGTCTGCAACCTTACTACGCAAGTGTTTCAACGCGGGAGTATTATCAAGAAAGTTCTTCTTAAGTATACGACCACGCTTTGCACCACCTCCTGCTACCTCACCTATCTTAGTATCTCCTGCTCCGTATAGGAACGCATAGATAAAAGTCTTGGCTTGGTCTCTAGTCTGTAGTCCTGCTGACTTCTGATTAGCACTGTGTATATCACCGTTGAGTATCTCATCAGTGTATGCCTTATCATCCATATAGTGGGCGAGCATTCTAAGCTCTAGTCCACTAGCATCACAACCTACCAGACTGTAGCCATCAGGCACAGTCCATAAGTTACGACAGTCAGCACCATAACCACCCTCGAAACCCCACAAGATGCTACCATCTCTACCGTGTCTAGTCGCAGGGACTTGGGCACAGTTAGGTTTAGAGTGTGTCATTCTACCGGTGACTGCACCGCAAGGGTTTACCCTACCGTGTACTCGACCAGTATGCTCATTGATAGCTTCTACCCAACTCTTTACCATAGCTATACGCTTGGTCAGTGTAAGGTAATCTACAATCAATTGTGCTTCGGGTATCTTAACAGTCTTAAGTACCTTCTCATCTACGATAGGGTTTCCCTTCTCAGTAAATGATTTAGGTTTCCAACCGAAATGCTGGAGGTACTTAGCTATCTGTTGTCGAGACCCAAGATTAAACTCTGGGTACTCATAGTATCCCCATTCTAAATATGTATTCCAATCAGCACCTCTATCCAACTGTGCTTGATACCTCTTAGATACACTACCATCCTTGTTGTGTGTTTTATCACCGGGATGCTTCAGGTTTATCCACACAGGCAGAGGTTCAAATTTCTTGTGTACCTCGTCCTCTATGTCTAGTACCTTCTCCTTCATCTCAGCTAGTAGTTCATAAGCACGCTCCTCATTGAGTATCATACCGTTGTCGGTCTGCTCTCTGATGATGTCGGCAGTCTTATGTTCTATCTCTACTGCTAGTGAATCTTTGTCACCGGTGACAAGATGGTGATACAAAGCCTTAGTTACCCGCACATCCTGTTGGCAGTAAGTTAACATCTCGTGGCTATACTCTTCCCAACCACCTTGATAGTCATCTTTATAATTGCCTAGTCTCTCACCCCAAGACCTTAGACTATGTCCACCATCAAGGCTAGGGTTATGTAGTCTGCTAAGTACGAGAGTGTCCCGTAGATTAAAAGCCCAATCCATCCCAGTAAGCCTACGCAAAATAGGAACATCAAAATTAATAATGTTGTGTCCCACAAGAGTATCGACATCTTCTGATGCCAACCATTTTCGAAAAAGTCCATTGGCTTCTCCTCCTATAAAATTGTAAACAGTAGACTCACCATCATCAAGCATCGCACAAATGCAATGTACTTTAGTAGCGTTGAGTCCATCAGTTTCTATGTCAAAAAAAGCTGTGTTCATCATCTACCTCCGTTAATCTTCCGGTGTCACTGTCATACTGTAGCTTACAAGCTGGACCAGTAAGACCTGAGAACCTATTCTTTATAACCCTTAGTGTTGTCTGGTTACGAATGATAGGGTCATCGTCCTGTTGATTACGCTCTAAGCCTATTACAATGTCAGACAACTGAGCAATTGCTGCGGAACCTCGAAGCTCTGAGAGGCTCACCTGTCCACCTTCTTCGTGAGCTCTGCCTTGTGGTCTCCTAAGATGAGATATAAGGAACAAGCCTACGCCAGTCTCCTGTACTATCTTACGGAGCTTGGTCATAATGGCATCAATCGCCTTACGCTCATCAGCTATACCGTCTTGGTCACTGACTACGATAGACAAGTGGTCCAATACAATCCACTGACAATCATAGGATTTAGCATAGGTTCTAATGACATTAAGCAGTGAGTCCTCTGACATACTACCGAAGTGGTCATAGAAGAACACATTCTTATCACCAACTGACTTCTTCCACAGTGCTTTCTTATCCGAATCACTCAGCTCTCTTTCGTACTGAGGTATATGGATAGGAGCATTAGCTTCGATAGACATCAAGCCTTTAACAGTACGCTCGATGGATTCTTCCAAGTGAATGATAGCTAGGTTATCATCAGTGTTGTTAAGTATGTAAGACTCTAGTTCCTTAACGACACTAGTCTTACCCATACCAGAGCCACTGGTGATAGTTACTAACTCTTTTGCTCTGAATCCATAAGTCAAAGTGTTAAGACCTTGCCACGGATAGTCGACAGTAAGTAGGTTCTCATCCTTAAGTAGATGTTCCCAAGTATCCTTACCTCTGATGATACCTGCCGGAGTGTAAGACTCAGCAGACCACCAAGCATTGGTGAACTCCTTGACCTTTCCGTTCACTAACATATCACTAGCGTCCTTCATAGGTAGCTTGCACACCTTGAGCTTACCAACAGATATAATATCTTGACAGGCTTTCACCGCATCAAACCCTGCTTGGTCTTGGTCGAAGCACAGCACCACATTATCAAACGACTCGATGTATTCTAGATTGTCTTTGATATCTCGTGACGCAGAAGACGCCCCGTTCTTAAGGGAGACCACCTGCCACTTGCCATCGAACATTTCTGAAATCGAGAGGGCGTCAATTTCACCTTCACAGATAGTCAGATACTTACCACCGGAGCGGTTAGCATTTTGTCCGAACAGACCAGAGCCTTTGTTCGTTCCTATTATTTGAAACTCTTTGGTTTCGACAGTTCTCTCTTTATAGCCGAGTAGCCTGTTGCTCTCGTTAGAGTCGTAGTATGGATAGTAATGTTTCTCTATCTTACCGGTCTTGTCGTAACCTACAGTCACACCAAACTTAGATGTGATGTTAGATGATATGCGTCTGTCTTTAATTGACGCACCAGATACACCTCTCGGTGTGATTGTCTGCATAACTGATACCTCCTCATAATCTTTGTCACCGGTGACACTCTTTTGATAGTGACCACAGGCGTTACAATAACCGTGACCATCAGAATAGATAGCTAGGTTATCACCTGCTCTGTCCCCACCTGTATCTCTACAGGCAGGGCAGGGCTTATGCTCTACAAAAGTAGAATGATTATGCGAAGAACTCACTCGTCTCTGAGTCTGCAGATTTGTACCCTTCGGTACGCTTAAGTACCTTTACTGCGGTCAAGTAAGTAGCTACCCCGTGTTGTGGGTGCTCTTGTCCTGCTTTCCATAGTACCTGTACTTCGCTTTCAGCTCCAAAATCGTGTCCGATTGATTCGCCATCATCAGCCATCTTCACCATATCAAAAGACAACGGATACTTTGTAGAAAACTTACGAGCCTTGTAAGACCCTCCATCTTCTGTCTGAATGGTGCGAACCTTAACACCTGCTGACTCTAGTGCTTTGGCTTCTTTATCATCAACAGAGACAGTAAGTGTGTACTTACCGGTATCCTCACCGTTGAATTTTTCTGTACTGTCTAGATAGACATACTTTGCTATACCTTTAGTTATCATAGTTTTTCCTCGGAGCCCTGAAAAAAAAGACTGCTGTGACGGACTCTAAATCACAACAGCCAAACTACTTTAGACTCAACTAAAGTGATAATTATTATGGTTATCTCTTTAATTGAATCTATAGTAATATTTTAAACTATTCCTCACCCAATGTCAATAGTAATATCTTCTTTTTTTAGTACCTCATCATCATCTAAATAAGAATAAGGATTGGAGTGGTATCTACAGACACCACACAAGTCTAGATATTGTGTTCTATCAACAGGGTCCTTTGCCTTAGACTCCCATTCAGTGAGCAGGGCGTCACAACATTTACATCGCATCGAAATCCTCCTCACTTAGTATGTCTTTATTCTCATAGGTGATAGCAGTGCCATCATCATTGTAGAATGGTAAGTCTTCGTTAGGTTCATAATCTGTCACTGGTGACAAACTTTCTTCCCTACCAATAGACCAGTTAGGGTCTTTCATAGAGTGTATTCTAGCATCAATCTCTGTCATACCTTTAGCCATACAGTTGCCTTCACCGTCAGTCACAAAGTATGTGTACTTCTGGTCTTCATATATCTCAGCCAATCTACTTATCAGTGGTTTCTTGTGCATTTACTAACTCCTCTATTATTTCCATAAGTTCTTTAATTTTCTCCTCTAGCTTGTCGTTCTTACGCTTGAGGTCCCTGTTTATTTCTAATGCCTGTTTGTAGGCATTCATATTGTTGTTAGGATTGCTCATCAATTTAGCCCCCTGTCTGGAACTTCCCACCCATCGTTATTTAATTTCTCTTGTAACTCTTTAATATAATGTTCTTGTGCTCTCTGTTCTTCTTGGAGCCAAAGAATTTGATGTTGTAAGTCCTGCATTATACCTAAATAACTCTGAGGGTCAACATAATAGCCACCTTGAGCCAGATAGTCTGCTTGTGGGTGTAATCTCCCGTCTTTTCTAAAGATTAACTCTCCGTACTCTTGTTTTATATTGAATTTTCTGTCGAGTTCTTCGTCTAAATCCTTAACATCGCTTGCATATACGCTTATTTCCATAATATCTCCTAAAAATTAACAGTGTATTCGACTCCAGAATCAACCAGAGTCTGTAAATGCCTAGCTTTTCGTCCGTAAACTGTAACTAAGCGGTGATTATCCTCAAAATCAGCATCTTGGTAGAGCCTAGTCACTCTTTTCAGCTCTACCGCAGTGTCAATTAGCTTGATTTCCTTGAGAGGGCTCCAATCTCTGCCACTCATCAGTCAATCAAGTCCATATAGGCTCTGATATTGTTCTCAATGAACCAATTCTTGCCCTTGTTGAAGTCTTTGTATAGTTTTCTGGCTTCTTTATAGTCACCCATAGTGCCTAACTCGATGTGCTCGTGATAAGACTGCATAGTGTGGTCATAAATAGCCAGTTCTACCGGATTCATCTCAACAGTGACCCCAGAATATGGGTTCTGCCTTGTACTTTTCTCCGGTTCGAGCCACATATGGGCTCCAAAGGGTAGCTTTTCTATCTCATAGCCCCAAGATTTATACAAATCCTCACGCTTTACCGTCATTTCTTCCTGTGTCATAAGACCTCCTAGTCTTTTGGTTTATTTTGTTGTCTCTCGTAAAGTATATCAAACTTCCGAGTAGCTAAATTATCTATCATTTTCTTGATTCTGTCAAGGTATTTTGTCATAGAAT